TCCCATTTCTTCTCTCCATTTCCACCCAGTGATTCTTACATCAATACCCTGAGTAGACTTTATTTGTTTTTTTATACACGAAATTAAATAACTTCTTTTATTAAGCTCTTCAACAGTGTCTCCAACAGAACATGTTACAAATGTTCCATTATTTTTTTTCTGAGTACTTTTCTTAACACCCTTTACCATCCTCCAAGTATTCCATTCATACTCAATTTCTATATGCCATATTTGTTTTTTCATTTTAATAATGTTGC